TCTCTACCGGTCTCATCGGCTACTACCTCGTCGTGATCGTCGACGGGGGCTTCAACTCGATCGCCGTCCAGGTCCCGGCGCCCGGGATCACCTCGATCGAACACGTCGGCCGGCTGCAGGCCGAGCTCACTCGCAGCGCCGGCAAGCCGGTGCTGATCGTCAGCTGGACCCAGCTCGAGGTCCCGCGCCAGATCACCGTCGCGCAGGTCATCCCCGGCGACGCCGCAGTGCCCGGACTTCACCCGAGCTGATGCCGTACCCCAACCCCGCCTCGGTGCCTCACCGATCGACGCCCAGGCGGGACCACCCATCGATCGGAGAGAGAGGTGAACATGAAGCGCATCCCCATGCTCTGCTTCGCCCTGCTGGCCCTCCTGCTGCTCTGGGCGCCGCTCGCCGCCGCGGCCGACACCGGGCCACCGGGGGCAACGTCGGCCCTCGACAGCTCCCTGCTCGAGCACTCCGACTCGATCCTCGAAACCATGGCCTTCGAGGCCGCGACCGACCCCGCGCTGCTGACCTGTCAACGCAGCGTCGAGTCGTTCCGGGAATCCGTGACCGAGAACATCGAGCCCAACTGCGAGCCGTCCAGGTCCGCCGAGCGCGCGGTCTTCGCCACACTCCGGGGGCTTCGACCACCTCCGCGAGCCGTTCGCTGCTGACGACGAGCACCGAGAACCTCACCGCCCCGGCGAGCGCTGCCTCGTCGGGGCTCCTTTCCTCCTGCGGTCACCTGGGCCCCTGATGGCCACGAAGCGCCCCACAAAGGCACCGAGCACGAGGAAGAGCCGCACGCCAGCGAAGCGGCCCGGCGCGGCGAAGCGCTCCCACAGCTCTCCACACGTAAAAAAGAGGGCCTTCCTCGCGGCCCTGGCCAGGACCGGAAACGTCTCGGAGGCGGCGCGCGCGGCGCGGTGCGATCGGGGCTGCTATTACGACTGGCGTGAGAACGACGAGGCATTCAAGGCCGCAGCGGCGGCTGCACTCGAGGAGGCTGCTGACCTGCTCGAGGCCGAGGCCCGCAGGCGCGCCGCCGATGGCGTGCGCGAGCCCATCTTCTACCGGGGCCGCAAGGTGGCGACCGTACTCCGGTACTCCGACACGCTACTGATCTTCCTGCTCAAGGGAATCCGCCCCGAGAAGTTCCGCGAGCGGCACGAACTGAGCGGGCCAGGTGGCGCGCCGCTCTCACCTCCGACCTTCAGCGTGGTGCTCTCGAAGGCCTCCGAGTGAACCTGACCGTCGAACTCCACGCGAAGCAGAGCGTCGCCTTCGAGTCGGAGGCGACAGAGCTTCTTTATGGCGGCGCGGCGGGAGGCGGGAAATCTTTTTGGCTGCGCGTCGAGCTGCTCTCTTGGATGACGCAGGTGCCGGGAGTCCAGTGCTACCTCTTCCGGCGCACCTATCCGGAGCTCGTTCAGAACCACCTCGAGGGCCCCAGTGGCTTCCTCTCGCTCCTCGCGCCCTGGACGAAGACCCGTGTCGCGAAGGTCAACCTCACCGACCTCACGATCGAATTCCCGGCGACCGGGTCGAAGACGTACCTCTGCCACTGCCAGCACGAGAAGGACGTCTATCGCTACCAGGGCTCCGAGATTCATGTCCTCGCGTTCGACGAGCTGACGCACTTCACGCGCCCGATCTACACCTTTCTGCGCGGCCGAGTACGGCTCGGGGGTCTTCAGGTCCCGCCGCACTTGGCGTCCCGGCTACCGCGAATCATCGCCGGCACGAACCCGGGAGGCGTTGGCCACAACTGGGTCCGGTCCGAGTGGATCGATCCGGCGCCGCCGTTCGCGGCCTGGCGCGCACCAGACGAGTCGGGAGGGATGTTGCGGCAGTTCATCCCGGCGCTACTCGAAGACAATCCAACCCTGCAGTCGAACGACCCCAACTACCGAAAGCGCCTCGAGGGCCTCGACAACCCAGCGCTGGTACGCGCGATGCTCGAGGGGAGCTGGGACATCGTCGCTGGCGGCGCGCTCGACGACCTCTGGCGCGCCGACCGCCACGTCGTGCCGCACTTCGCGATCCCGCGCGGCTGGAGCCTCGACCGGTCCTTCGACTGGGGATCCTCGAAGCCCTTCTCGGTGGGCTGGTGGGCGGAATCGAACGGAGAACCCGCCGACATCGGCGGCGAGCGCCGCCACTTCCCCAAGGGCACCCTGTTCCGCATCGCCGAGCTCTACGGCTGGAACGGACGGGCCAACGAGGGCTGCCGGAAGACGGCGAGCGAGATCGCGCGCGAGGTCCTGGCGGCGGAGAAGGCCATGGGATTCGCCGGCCGCGTGCAACCGGGCCCCGCAGACCCGGCCATCTTTGCGGTCCAGAACGGGACGTCGATCGCCGACGACATGGCGCGCGCCGGTGTCCGCTGGATCGCTGCGGAGACCGGCCCCGGGTCGAGGGTCAACGGCCTCGAGCGTGTCCGCGCTCGCCTGAAGGCCTCGCTGGCCACGCCGATGGAGGAGCCCGGGCTCTTCATCTTCGACACCTGCCGGCACGCCATCCGGACCCTGCCAGTGCTCCCCCGCGACTCGAAGAAGCCCGACGACGTCGACACCGACGCCGAGGATCACCTCTACGACGAAATCCGCTATCGCGTGATGCGCGGTGGCCCGAAGGCCGGGATCACCCGGCGCCCCTGGTGAGGTAGCCATGTCCAAGAACCCCGTCGCCGAGCAGTCCGCTCGCTGGAAGCAGCTCGAGCAGCTGCGCAACATCATCGCGCCGCTCTGGGGCGGGACGCTCGAGATGCGCACGCGCTCCGACCTCATGCCGCCGCACGAGGGCGAGCTCGTCGTCCTGCCGCGCCCCGCCAACGAAGTCGGCGTCGCGCCGGAGGTCATCCGGGACCGTGGCGGCCTCAGCCGGTCGTACCAGATCCGCCTCGACCGATCGGTACTCTGGCCGGAGTTCCGGCGCCAGATGACGGTGCTCACCGGCAAGGTATTCCGCAAGCCCGTCACGCTCGGCAAGGACGTCCCGCCTCGCCTCGTCGCCTACGCTGAGGACATCGACCGGCGGGGGACCAACCTCCACAACTTCGCCCTGAGCCGTTTCCTGCGCTCGATGCGCGACGGTTTCTCGATGATCCTCGTCGACGCGCCCCGCGCCAAGATCGAGGCCGGCGACGACGCCCGTCGCCGCACCGCCGCCGAGGAGGCCGCCGGCGGCATCCGTCCCTACCTCGTCCCCTACGATGCCTGCCAGCTGATCGGCTGCCGCTCCGAGGTCGTCAACGGCCGCTGGCGGCTCACCCAGGCGCGGCTCTACGAGCGCAGCCTGGAGCCCGTCGGCGAGTTCGGCGAGCGGGAAGTCGAGCGGGTGCGGGTCCTCTCCTCGCCGGCCACCGGCACCGTCTTCTCGGAGACCTGGCGCATGCTCACCGGGGTCGAGGACGACTACAAACTCGAGCTGCCGCGGGCGCCGATCTCGAACGTCTCGGAGATCCCCCTCGTCGCCGTGTACGGCAACTGGGAGCACGGCTTCTTCGACGCGGAGCCGGCCTTCATCGACCTGGCCCTCTTCAACGTCCGCGACTGGCAGATCAGCAGCGACATCGACAACATCCTCCGGGTCGGCATCGTGCCGAAGCCCTACATCACCGGCGTGCCCGCGGGCACTCTCAAAGACCAGCTTTGGAGCGTCGACGACATGCTCGAGCTGCAGGACCCTCAGGCGAAGATCGCCTTCGCGGAGATCGAGGGTCACGGCGTCAAGCTCGCAATCGAGAACCGCAACGATGGGCGGCAGCTGATGAAGCAGCTCGGCCTCGAGCTCCTGCTGCCGATGCGCAGCGGGCAGATGACCGACGACGAGGTGCAGGCCCGCTCGACGGATGCCCTCTCGCCGCTCCAGGCCCTGGCGCTGGGCCTCCAGGACTCCCTCGAGCAGGCGCTCCGCTTCATGGCGCAGTACCACCGGCTCGGCAACGACGCCGGCGGCTCGGTGGCAGTCTCGACGAAGCCCTTCCTGACGGCCACGGAGACCGCGGACCTGCAGGCCGTGCTGGCCGCGCGCAAGGAGCGCATCATCACCAAGGCGACCTACGGCAAGGAGCTGCAGCGCCGCGCGGTGCTCAGCGACGAGATCGACATGGAGGCCGAGGTTGCCGCAGCCGAGCGCGAGGCCCGGCCCGAGTCCCTCCTGACGGGCAGACTTGACGACCAGGGCGCCGCCCCCGAGAATCCCGACGATGACCCCGGAGAAGCCACCGGAGAGGGCGACAGCGCCGCGGATCGCGACGCGGGGGCCGGGAGCGCCGCCGCGTGACCCCGTCCTCGACGAATCGATGCCTGATCCAGGCACGCCCGAGTACGACGACTGGGGCCGTCGCTTCGACGCAGCCCGCCACGATGCGCAGACCCGCGCCCTATGGGCCGAAGGCGCGCGGCGGCGCCGCTCACGGCTGCAGGTGCTGAAGGGGGGCGCCGAGTGTCCCCCCGACGCCGACCCCGCTCGCTGAACGAGCAGCTGCTCGACGACCTTCTCCGCCACGCCAGCCTGCTGCCGCAGTTCGAAGACGAGCAGAT